AGCCACGTGTTTCCAGAGAAGGGGTGAAATAGTAAAGCCTACCATCATATCAAGCATTGCACGAGACTGCTGGGAATGTACACGGTTCATATCAATGGTTCTGGGATTCTGGATGGCATTGAGGATAGCATTCTTAGTAATCTCACGAAAGACAGCTCGTGGATTGGTATTTACGTTGAGTTTCAAGAGCACAGCAACACTATAGGCAATGGCCTCACCTTCACGGTCATCATCTGCACACAAGATAATAGATTCGGCTCCCTTGGCATCCGCCTTGAGTTTAGCGATAGTGCCGGCCTTCTCTTTCATAAACTCGTAAGTTGGCTCAAAGTTCTTTGCAAGGCCTACAGCATTTAGGTCGTGGGCAAGAGCGCGAATATGACCCATTGAGGCAACGACTTTGTATCCGAGTCCTAAGAACCCTTGGATTTTTGAGCATTTTGCGGGTGATTCAACAATAACAAGGCGCATACGTGTAACTTAATAAAGGTAATTTATGAAATCATTTTTATAGGTACACTCTCATATAAGAAACGAATCAATTCGCCAAAACTCAAGAAAACCATTCTCCCAACGACTAGATGGATCGTCCTGCCCCATCCGCAGAAGGATCTCTTTTTGAATTGGTCGCCAGAGGCAAAAAGGATGTATATTTCTTATCCAATGACAAATCTGCAACGGTTCCGTTTTCTTACAATATGAAAACCTGGCCAGCTACCATTGACGAAACCAGACAAACCCAGGCGCTCAATACGATTGATTTTGGAAGGTCTGTGGAGTGGGAGATGGAAGTCTTTGGAGATGTTCTAATCTCTGCTTCTCTCATTGTAGATCTTCCCACTTGGCTTCCTCCACAGATTGCAGCCTTGAATTCCAAGTCTGTCATTGCAGATTCTTCTGGCAACAGATTTGGCTATACTCAGGGTATCGGTGCATTCTTGTTTGAGCAGATTCAGTTCTACCAGGACCAGCTTCTATTGCAGGAGTTTTCTGGAGATTTCTTATATGCCTGGGCCCACTTCCAGGGAACCTTGAACCAGGAATCTCTAGCCTTGAAGGAATTCGGATGTCATAGAGGGACACCCCTAGAAATCCAGAGGAATGCCACACCTGGTAGGCTAACCTTGAGGCTACCCTTGATTGGTTCTGCGCATCCAGAGGAGGGTGGCTTACCATTCATTGCGCTCCCCGGTCAGAAATACAGAGTTCGTTGCAAACTTAGACGGCTAGAAGATTTGGTGGAGTCCTCGGAAGGTAGAGTGAAGCCAAGTCCTTGGCTAAGTAAAGATTTATCAGTGACAGATAAGTCTGGGAATCAGATTTCATTCAAACCCATTCCCAGGGAATCCATTGGGAAACCCTTGATTACTCTGGAGACAACTCAGCGTTACGTTAGACAAGATTTACAGGAACTCTTAAAAATAACACCCACTAAGATTCCCTTCTTGAGACCCTTTGAGAACAACTTGAGCCTAGACCCATCTGATTATATATCTGTTGGCAATGGAGGGTCATCCTATGTAACAAAGCGCATTGATGGCCGCCATCCTGCCGAGGCCCTCCTAGTATTCTTCCAGTCATCCTATTATCTGGAACGCAATCAACTGTGGAATTTAGAGAATCCCTTGAAATCTACAGATGGTTCCTACTTCAACACAATGAAACTCCTTGTTGCGGGGAAGGATAGGGAAGCTGAATGGGATGCAAATCTGTGGAATCAGATATCTGCTTGGGCCAAGTGTGAGAAAACTCCAGGAATTCCTGTGGCCTGGATACCGTTTTCTGTGGGTCCAGGCTTCGGCTATAAGGCACCTCAAAGACGTAAGCCATCTGGTACTCTGAACTTCACAACGGCTGATAGACCAACTCTGTGGTTAGATATCCAGGATACCTTGAAAGGAATTACGAAACAAAAAAGAGTGACTATGAGAGTAATTAGTATTGGTTGGGGTATTTATAATATTGAGGACCAACGTGGCACCTTGGTCTTTGGGAATTAAATCTGAGCAGCCTCAGCACTGGGTGCATAATGGCCAGGTTCGCGTAGGTTGTACTCTGGAACCAGGGGAGGTAGGTCTGAATAATCCTCCTCGGATACGGCCTTCCTCTGTTCATTCATCTGCTGAATCTTATATGCATAGTCCGCGAGTTGCCGAAGAGCCTTCTCGTGACGAATCGCATTCTCATCCTCAATAACCTCATCCTCGTCATCCTCCTCGATAATGGTTTTCTGATCATCATCCTCATCCTCAACAACCTCCTCCTCAGGTAGCTCCTCACCCTCAACCGCCTCGTCATCATTCTTAAGAGCAGCAACAATGCGATTCTTAAGAATGCTTAGAACATCATACATCATATAGTACATACCTAGCAGTGATGCAAGGGATGGAGAGATAACATTTGCCTTAGTTGAGAGTGAATAACAGATGACAAACATCCAGAGAAAGATAAGGCTGTTCTTGATATCGTAATTCGGACCATAAAGCACATTCTGTCTAGGGATGTTGAGAAGGTCCTGGAAGCTCACCATTCTTGCGTATGCATACGATTCCATAGCTTAATGACTCAATTTTTCAGGCAGTACTCAAAAATTTGACTGGGTAAGCACGTATATGTTCAGTATGTCGTATTCTAAGTATATTCTTGAGGTGTGTGTGACTGACCAGGGGACTCCCTTTTACCCAACGGTGGGTACAGTAGAGCACCCTTCTCCAGAGAATGCAGGGTATGATTTGAAGGTGGTAGTCAATCAGGGGTTTACACCCAATGCAACCCTTGTACCTCTTGGTGTGAAGGCTCGCCTTCTAAAGAGCATTGACCACATTCGGTATCCATCGCACTTTAGTCTTGAGCCTCGTTCATCCATCTATAAGTCTGGCTTTATGATGGCGAATGGTCGTGGAATCATTGACAGTTCGTATCGTGGTGAGCTAATGGCTCCTTTAATTTCGGTCGGCAATCAGCAGAAGACCATTGAGGCTGGTACACGTCTATTTCAGGTGATTGCACCTGATATGGGCTATATTGCCGAGGTTCACTATGTATCTTCGCTTCCAGAGACCCAGCGTGGTATGGGTGGGTTTGGAAGCACGGGACTTAAGTGAACTCCTAGACTAGAAAGGAGATGGATATTCACCAAAAAGATGGATATGGAACAAAGCAGCCAAAGGGTCAGGCCACTACGTTATTAGATCTTGTAACACGTGATATTCAAGATAATACTCTTTTTCCATTGGATGCCAGCGTCACACGGTTCACACGAGATGATACCTTGCGAACGGTTCCAATGACATCCGTCTTAAGAGAATTTACCTTTCGTGGCCCTGCAGAATTTGGTCAGCGATTCACCTTTGAGTTAGGAGATATCAACTGTGGAGACCTTATTCAGGGTCTGTTTATTCAGCTACAGTTTGGAGATTGGCTCAATTACGCAACACGTGAAGCCTTACGGAATGGCTCCCTCGGCTTCGTAAACCCTGGTGAAGCCTGGACATATATCAATTCAATGGGCACTGCAATCTTAGAAGAAGCTACCTTGGAAATGGACGACCAAGTCTTAGAAAGAATCACAGGTGATTCTGTCAATGTAGTCTCTAGACTATTTCCAGATTTGAATACACAGATTGGTTTAGCCGACGCTCAAGGCTATCAGACGCTTCCCGAGGTAAAGGCTTGGAATGGAACCTACGCACTTCCGACAGAGGATGGATGGATTACGGTGCCTCTTCTTTTTTCTATGTTGCGTGAGCGTCAAACGGCTACCTTCCCTCTCATTGCGTGTCGTGCAGGAACCGTACGAATCCGTGTGACTCTAAAAGCCTTTGATGAAGTTGTCCGAATCGTTTCTGGTAAACGCGCAAACTGCAATGATACACCACTTGGAAAGACCTTTCAATTGCAGGATCCCAACGATTCAAATGCTAGAATTGTGAAGGTTACAAGCCAGGTTAACATACCTTCCTTAAAGAACATTCAACTGCTAACCTATGGTGTGTTAGTCGATGGACCTTATCGTGAGATGTTGCTACGGCAGCCCTTTGAGCGCCCCTATCGCGAGATTCAACACTTTGATTTCACAGAGCCATTGAAGTATGTGGTGAATAAGACAGGAAATGAAATGATTACCATTCAATTGCCTCTAGAGGCCAATCAGCCAGTGGAAGAAATTGTATGGTTCTTACGGCGCAAGGGGGCCATTACCTTGAACAATGATTGGGTCAATTACAGCGCAACTCTTGAGAAAGATTATGACCCGGTATTCAATCCGATTGAGCCACTCTTAGTATCGGCAAAGATACAGGCGAATGGAATGGAGATTATCAGCCAGGATGAGGCCTGGTTTCGTTCTCATATTTCACGGGCCCATCGTGGAGGAAGAGTAGCATATGATTCCTATATATATGGTTACTCCTTTGCCAGAGCACCAGGTGAGCACAATCCTACGGGTACAATCAATGCGAGTCGTCTAAGTTCTCTAAGGCTCACCTTGGATGTCAAGGCACCAGGTGGATCTTCAGATACGGAATGGGAAGTACACGTGTATGCCTTTGCCTTCCAGTGGCTACGGTTTGAGAATGGCTTATGCAGCAAGGTGTTCATTGATTAAAAATTGATTGCAGAGGTGCTCATAGAGTACAGTATAAAAAGATGTCAGCAGGTAATTCAGAATTTACTGCTGAGTTCTTTGATGAGGCATCCAGATCCTGGATGATGAATAAGAAACGCCTAGGAGAATCAATGGTCTATAGATGTGCACATACGATTTCAACGGGTCGCCAGTGTTTCAATGCTGCAGTGATGTCATTTACTCCAGATCTAACTACAGATACGCGCCTTTGTAAAATACATATAAACAAAGTACTCAAGAGTAATAGGAAGAATGGTGGCAAGTTTACTAAAAATAATCTCAACGGGGATGCAAGATGAACGCTTACAGCCACCCAAGGACCAGCCTGACTTAGATGCTTTTTCTACTGTTCTCATCAAGGCGGGGCGCTATGCAACGAATTGGGCACGTATCGACTTTGATATTCATTCAGATTTTGGAAAGACATCGATTGCTAGGTTGCCCACACAGGGTGAATTGATTGGTAGAGTATTCTTGGTGACACAGATGCCAGATATTCAAACACCTCAGAAACTTGCTAAGAATACTATAGTCAATGGTGAACTAAAAGAGTTTGTAGGACCTCATTTTAGTTGGACGAATAGTCTTGGCCACGCCTTAGTGAACAAGGCATCTATACATATTGGTGGCGTGTTAATGGATGCAATCCCAGGTCGTCTTATGGAAGTTATAGATGAGTTTCAGACACCCTTGGAGAAGGTTGTAGAAAGCAATCGGCAACTCTGCAGGAAGGACAATGGCTTTACACAGACATCCTTTGGAAATGATTCAACATCGCAACATGTTGTTACATCCTTACCCTTTTGGTTTAGTCGTGGGGACCCTGGATGTTTTTTACCCATTGATGCCTTGAATGTAGACGAGGTACGTATTTCCATTGAGTTCAATCCAATCAATAGTCTATATTATACAGATTCTCGTGTAACAGATTCGAGTGGCATTCCTATTCAATCAAATATCCCTGGGGCGGCCTTATGGCGGATGCCTGCTTCAGATTTCTACTATGCAGATTCTAGTGGTTCCATAGTTCCAGGGTTAGAGCCGAATAGCCCACCTCTAAGGGTCTCAAGGTACCCAGGGGCTAAGATGCCTCAATTATATCCAGTGACAGATGCATATCTTTTGGTTGAGTATATATATTTAGATAAGGCTGAAGCCAACAGATTTCGCATTGCAGATATTCAGGTCCCAGTGGTTCAGCATTATACAATGGACCCCGTTGACAATCAGAATACACCAAATAGTAGAATACGTCTGATTGTACCGAATCCTACACGGGATCTTTTCTTTTATTCTCAGAGATATGAGGCTGCAGGATATAATGCCCATTTTCTGGCCACGAGAGATTTATCTGAGGGTCCAACAATGAATGCACCTTGGTGGCCAGATGCCCAAGGATTAGATGAACGCTTATATGGGACGTTAAAGCCAGGATTTTCAGAAAGGCGTTCCGAGCCATTACGTTGGTTAGCCTTGAACTATGCTGAGACCTTAAACCGAATCAGTACAGAGAACGTTGCGTTGTTCCGTTCGCTTATACCATCCATAGAGCAGAGAAAGGCACCGTGGGTTAATCGGTATTACTATAATATACCCTTTGGCTCACAGAATGGTCTAACACCTTTTTCAATGCCGATGGGTGAGGCGAATCTCGATAAGATACAGCGAGTCCATCTAGTTATCGGATTTCACGGTAAAACGGGAATTATCAACGATGATTTTGTAGATCGTTATATAACCTATGTATTTGCTGAGACTTATAACATATTTCGTGTGTATGGTGGGCGTGCAGCAATGATGTTTGCCTATTAACGTTTCTGAATTTATATCTTCATATAAATAAATGAGTCGTTCGGCCTCTCCTATAAACGATCCTTGTTGCACAAAGCCCCCGAATCCTTGGTTAGCAGGTTCTCAGGGTCCACAGGGATGTATATGTGATGCAAACTGTATAGGACCACAGGGCCCTATAAAGATTCGCTATGAACGGTCAGTCTCTCCTAAGCATAGTGTAACGGTTGAAAGGAAGATTGCGTATTTAGATTCAGTAGCCACTGCCTTTGCGGGTGGAGCCCCTGATGTAAATACTAGACTGAATGCGGCTATTCAAATGCCGAATTCCAATGCTGCAACTCTTGCAGCGATTCCTTCTCAAAATGCCGCAGCTGTAGTCAATGCAAAAAATGCATTAGCAGTTATCGCTCCTCAAGCTGCTTCAGTAGCCGCAGCATCTTCTTCATTCGCCGCAGCAACCGCGGCGAGACTTGCCTATCGTGCAGCTTCCCAGGGGAAGGATGCAGTAGATAAGATTAAGAATGTAAATATGGATGAGTTATCTGTATATGTATTAAATGCAAAACTTAGTACAGATGCTTTACTTGCAGCATCAATTAGTTCAAATAATGCTGCTCAGGGTGTCTATAATACGGCAGCATCTATACAGGGTTCAGCAAATGATAATGTTACCAGTCTTAGAGCTGCTTTAACACAGATAGAAGTTGATGCCGCTGTAGCTTCGTGTAATGCTGTACCCGGATCAGGGGGTGCTAGACTCACAGAATATGAGAATCAAATAGCTGTTACAACAGCAAGAAGAAGACTCGAACTTGCTACAACTGCAGCAACGGCTGCTGCGTCAGCTGCCGATTCCTGTAATACTGTAGCCATTTCAGTTGCCACTGCTCTAGTTGCAGCAAATACTGCATCTGCGAAGGCAATTATAGCAAATAACTATTTTACAGATGCAGCAGCTAAGACTGCTGCATATAATGCTGCTATTCAGGCATACTCAGATTCATCAAGTAACGTTCTATTGCGAACTGCAGCACACGATGCAAAGGTATTAGCAGATGCTGCGAATGCACTTCTTCCACCTGTATCAGCAATGAATGATGTATTAACCACTACTGCTCAAGCATCTTATTTAGCAAATATTGCAGGCGCAAATGCAAAGACACTTTCAACTTCATTAGATGTTCAAGCTAAAGCTGCGGCTGCACCCCTTTATAAGCCTGTAACACCACAAATGATTGCTACACAGACAGCAGCTGCAGAAAGATTTGGAGCGGCAGCGGCGGCTGCTGCATCGCGTGCTGCGAGAGCTTCTGCAGCACCACCGGTTCCTGAATTTATACCTGCACCTAGAAATGCAATGTATTCTGCCCGCGTACCACCGCGTTCTATAATAGGAGACCCTACTGCGGCACAGACACGTGCTGAACAAGTCGCTAGAGCACTCGCTACAAATCCATGGCATTATGCATGTATTTTTAAACATTAATTAAACATTCTTACAGAACAAATCATAAGATGATAGTATCACCTTATGATTTAATAAAATTTGCATAAAAAATTGAATGCTAGCCATAAGTGTAGTTACCATACACACAAATGGCCTACTCTGCTTCCATTATCAACATTCAGCTCATCAAGAAGGCGAGTGATTCTAAGAATGATGACAATATTAGTATCAAGAAGAACCTTGAGTACAATGAGTTTGAGCTGACATATACTGAGCGTGATGGTTCCAGTCCAGCGATTGTCTTCAAGACCCTATCTATGTCTCACGCGAAGGTCCTTGAGTACGTATATATTATGCTTAAGAATCAGTCTCTTGACAATGAGCCGTATGAGTTGATTCAGGTGAATAACCCTGCGATGCCTCGTGTTATCTTTAAGGGTGATAAGTTTAAGGATGTCTATTACCGTGAGCACGTATATGACCTGATTTCCACGGGCCTAGACCTTCTTGATACTACGGAGGTTGAGCGTAAGAAGAAGGCGCCGATTGTTAAGAAGAAGGTCAATACCTATTGCAGCAATCATTGTGATACGCTACGTAGCGAGTCAGCTTGTGCGCGGGAGGGTCTTTCCCGCCAGCATCTCTTCTTTGACGAGGATGGCGAGGTTTACGATGACTATGAGTAATCTCACTTGAATCCAAGTAAAGCAACGCCAATCAAACACAATACGATTCCAAGGCCTTGATACATTGAAATTTTTTCATTAAAGATAAAGAGTCCTATGAATGTAACAAGTACGTCGCTTATAACATCCCAGAGTAAATTTAGTATAGTCATATTCTCGATAGATAGAGCATTATAGAATATCAAGGGTTGTGTAGAATATATTAGCATAGTAAGTGGAAATACCCATCCATTTTTAATAACACCAATATGTTTTAACTTAAGTAAGGATAATGCAAGTCCATCAATAGAAGCCATTGATATTGCATAAAGGTATTGATAATAGGAAGCCATCTATATGTAGTAAGAATAATTAGAAATCTGTAGATATAAGATTATAAGGATTATAAGATTTCAATAATCTCAATGGAGTTGCAGGAGGTTAATTGAGTAATTATAAATCTGTAGATATCAGCTTATAAGGATTCAAGGACATCAATAATGTTAATGGAGTTGCAGGAGTTTAATGGAGTTACTGGATATCTGTAGATATCAGATTATAAGGATTATA